GACAACGGAAAAACTAATTGCGCCCACTCTTCACCGCTTCCATCTTCGTTCTTGCCTGATGTGGATTCTATAAGTTTTTTTGCTTTCTCAATTTGATCGTCCAGCTTTTCTATATCACAAAAAAAAAGCGATCCTACATAATCGTGATAACCGCCTAATGGATAAAATCGATTTCCTCTATAAATTTTAATCTCGTATTTTTTCATTTCCCTTTTCTCTTAAACCTACCAAGAATTAATAAAGCGAATTTTATGAACGCCTAAAGGAAGATCTTTTACAGATATTTCAAAGCCTTCTCTGCCATCTTCAGAAAAATAAGTTTTAGGGATTTCAATTTCTAATTTCTCATCCAAAAGATATTCTTCAGGCTCATTGCTTCCAAAATATTTAGCTGTCTCTTCAGGTAACGAGATTCCAGCTTCAAGACAAGCCCTTAAAACTTTAGCCTGTTTTTGATATGTTGAATCTGTATCACTTATATATGCTTTAACGTATTGCGACATTCCCATTTAATTTTTCCCTTTCCTCTTAAACCGTTCGTCAATAGCCTCCCGAATCCATTGACACATTGAAATACCGGGAAGTGTCTTTGTTTCTTTGAAAATTTTTTTGTGCATATCATTACTTAGCATAAGGCAAAATGATTTTAAGCGCTCTTTTTGCATAACACCCCTTGACTATATGGCTATTATATAATATAACTCTTAGCATAAAGCAAGAGGAAAATATGAAAAACTCATCATGGAAAGAATGTGAATCGCTTCCCGGAGAATTTACACAATTAAGATTATTTCCTCCCACTCCTCAAGAAATTTTGACGGCTCGTTTAAATGAAATCGAAGCAAAGCTAGAGAGGCAGCGTAAGGGGCAGTTTGGCAAGATTGGAAGAAGTGAGAAACGCCTAACCGAGCTTGAGTCAAGGCTGGAGATCCTAGAGCGCGGAATTTGTCAAATGAATGAATGTAAAACGGATTTACATTGTCAGATATTTGAAATGGTAGCACAATGACATTTTGGATTCTTCATCTTGCATCATTTACTCTTGGGGTTTTTGGAGGTGGATTACTTATACACCATCTACTGAAAAATGTATGTCTCCGCGCTTCAAAAAAATTCGTCGAAGAGCTTGATAAAAAATATTATTTCGTGGAAAAAGAGCCAGATGTATAAGATTAAGGCATGGAAAAAATCATTGCTATTCTTTGGTTTATGAATGGCGCTATGTGCCTCTACATAGCTTATAGAATGTATTTGTCCATCCATATCTATTAATTTAACATGCATTAATAGATATTAGTTTTTAACTATGGGCGATTGCCAATTTTAAACTTTTTCTTTATTGGGAGCCTTATGCGAAAATCATTTTTCTTACCTCTTGCCCTTTTGCTGAACGCTTGTACTTTTAATGTTTCGATGCAGCATTCGGAAGGCTCCACAGATACTCAAACCGAGAACCAAGCTGCTTCTCCCACCGTTTCGCCCAATGTAAGTATTCCATTGGCAAAGAATGAACCACAAGATTATCGACCTAGAGAGCCAGACGGTAAAAATGGAAGTGACCGCCAGTATGAATATCAGGATTGGAGCTAAAGATATATCTAGAATTAGATATAAATTTGAATACCTCGATGATGCCCCTAATCAGTAAAGGCTTATCGAGGCATTCTTTACTTATTTCTTTTTGTGCTCTTTCTTTTTCTCATGCTCACGTTTCATGCCTTTCGCTTCTTTCATTCCCTTGCATGACATTTTTTCTTTATGCTCGTGTTCTTTCATATGAGCTTTAGTCTTGTGCGCCATTATTTCTTTCCTTTCTTGGATGATTTCTTTTTTTTTACATGCTCAGGCATTTTTTTGTATGCACTTTTTGGAGTATGTTCGGCAAATTCTTTTGCTATCTCTGGTTTCTGAGAATACAGGTAAGCGGCTTGCGCTTTAGATTTGAATGGCATCTAAAAACCTTAAATTAAATATCCACTGAAAATACATGCTGGAGACCCTGCGGCTCCTCCTCCGGCACCCACATTTAAAGTTCCACCTAAACAATCAATTAGTACAGAAACGGTGTCTCCTGCTGTTGCGGCGTGTACCCAAGACTGAGTAAACAAAAATTCACCGTTTACTGTTAAGCCAAGATTGCCAGGGTCTAAATCTGAAAATCGATCCCCTGGATATGCAGCACCATTATAGCTGGCCCACTGGAAGAACTGAGTTGATGTATTTACACCTGAAGAGGTATAAAGAAATGTTCTTACAGACAGTTGATAATTCCCTGTGAATGGAAACGTATAGAAATAATTAGGACTAGCCGTCCAGCCACTTGCAGTATCAAATAAAATGAGATTATAAGGAATTTTATATTGAGTGTTATTTCCAGTAACAGCCGCTTGATTTGCTGAGAGTTGTACTGAAAATGAGGCTGAATTGCCTCCTCCTCCACTACTAGTATTATACGCCATTAACCATCTCCTTTATACTATCGACCAACTGGTTCCATTATAAATCACATCAATAGATTCATAATTTATATTAATAACATATGTTGAAGCACCATCAATATTTCCTGCGCTAGGCGCTACAGTGATATTATGTGTTGCTGCCGAACCTGTAACATCCTTAATTCTATAGGTAGTTCCAGTAACAGGGGATGCTATCAAAGTAATAGTGAATGCTCCCCCCGAGGAATTAGCAAAGATAACATCGTCCGTAATCAATGTTGTATAGGTTGTCGCGACAGAATGCGTGTTGACTACTCTCCCTGAATTTGTATTCAACACCCCGACTAAATAACATTGAGTTTGACTTGTACCTATTCGAGTGACATTGGACTCTCCTACAGTTCCAGCGGAATTTATTAGAATATTGCCAGATTCGGCTCCAGTATAACTAGAACCAGCTGTATATCCCATAAATATATTGTTTGAACCTGTTAAGAGGCCTACAGCTAATTCCGCTCCTATACCACTATTTTGATTACCAGTAGTTAAATTATCTAGCCCATTATGGCCTACAACGCTATTCGATGAGTTAGTTGCATTTGCCAAACAAGTATAACCCACTCCCACGTTTTGATTGCCTGTAACTACGCTTTGAAGGCAGCCAGCCCCTATAGCAGTATTTGAATTTGTTGTGCATTTATTAAGGGCTGCATATCCCACTGCTGTGCAACTTTGACCATTAGTAATCGACGCCAATGCATTTGACCCACAGGCTGTATTTTGTATCCCTGTATTCATTAAAGTGAGAGCATCGGTTCCTACTGCACAGTTATTTTCCCCATTAGTAAGAGCCGCCATAGCGCTTAAGCCTAGAGAAGTATTTGAAGAAGCGCCTCCAATTATCGAACTCCCAGCACTTCCTAAAAGAAGATTCGAAATTCCAAAATCTACATTTTCTGTAGATCCCGAAAGCACAAATTGAGGAGTCGCGTTTGAAGTAGTAACAGAAGTTACGGGTGCTCCTCCTGTGACACTAATGGTTGTATTTCCTGCAACCCCTGAAGCATTTGTTAAAGCAATTCCTGTTCCTGCTTGAAAAGTTCTGCCTGTAAATGTTGATGTGCCATCGAAAACGACATATCCAGCTTGACTAATATTCAGGTCATTGCTAGGTGTAGCCATGTTTAAACCTTCTGTTAAATTTCTTTTCGCTTTTAGGTAACGGCCCACACCCCTAAGCTCGATTGTGTATGCCAGGTAACATCACTCGGCTTAAAAATTAACTCTAGGATAGCGCCTCGAGTGTTACTAACAGCAGTACCCGCGGCGGCTGATATAGTTGATCCTACTTGGATACTCTGGCCTGCATTAGCTTGGATCGTAACAGAACTAGAAGTGTCTATGTAAATAATGATTGTATTTCCTATAACAAGACCAGAAGTTGCAGGTAGGGTAACCGTTAAACCATTGTTGCAAAAATATCCATTTTGAACTGCGGCATTGAAATTTGTCGTTTGTTCAGACCAGGTAAACCCATCATTGATTACAGTAATAACTATCTCATTAGATGACCCTAAAGAAGTTGTCGACCCAACACCATGAACAATAATTTCATTTGCTAAAGGAACAGCAATATTTGAATCGTCCAAAAGGAATTTCGTTGGAATATTCCCGGGAATTGGGCCACTGGAAGAAAGAGGTTTGTAAATCTGACTCACGTTACCTCAATTGTTAGATGCTGCATAAACATATGATATAGAAAAATTACCTGTAGCAGATGTGCCAGCACCATAAAAAGTTGTTCCTAAACTCGCTGTAAAATTAGCTGCAAGACCATGATTCCCTCTCATATCAAGAACAACTGCTTCACCAGCCGGAAATGTTCTCCATACATTCGTTCCAGTAGCATCATTTACTGATATAGCTACAGATGCGGTTGATTGATTATCGAAAATCAAAATCACAGGATTGAAAAGCATCGTTCCTATTTTAACAACCGAAGATGTGACCATCGCGGCACTTAGCTCATTTGGCCATCCTGCTTGTTGCGATAAATTGCAATTGCTCATATAGCCTCTAGTTAATAATTAGCCAATTGAACGTTGATGTTTCATTGCCTGTAGATGTAAGCGTAAATCCAGACGTGCTTTGAGCAGTGATTGACACTTGACCTGGTGTCCCTCCCGTAGTTGCTCGAGAAAACAGGATGATGCTTGATGCCGTGCAAGCCGTTGTTGCAACTGTAACTGCACCTGGTGTTCCTGTCATGTTCGCTGAAACACCACAAGACGCATTTGCTCCTGTGGTAATTAAAAGCTTATTCCCCGCTGTCCCTAATACTAGATTGCCATTAGTTGCTGTGATAGATCCTGTCGTTGCAGTTATACCAGTTCCCCCCGTGACAGTGGTTGTAGCAGCTAAACTCGTTGTGGTAGTTAGCGATCCTGGTGTTGTTATTGCAGAAGGAAGAGATATCGTTGCAACGCCCGAGGAGGTAGTGACAGTGATTTGATTAGCTGTGCCTACTACAGAAACTATATCGCCTGATTGAGTTGCAAAAAGCGACCAAACTCCTGCTCCTGCATAGATGTAAAAGTTTGTAGCTGTCGGTCCTGGCGTATAGACTACCTGCCCTACTTCCCAATTTGTATCGCCACTATTAGGGGCGGTTTCAAAGGCTTTAGGAACTGGAAGGGTGTAAATGAGGCCCATACCAATACCATAACACTTATTAGCTTTAGACATATTGACTCCTTGGCTTTAAAATCCAACATTCGACAATAATCTCTTAAAGGTCAATAACATTTATAAACTTTCTTTAGAATTGACATTTAATGTAAGCTAATGTAATTTAATGAAAAGGAACAAACATGCACTTTATGACAGTAGAAGAATTTTCGCAGGTGATTAAAATGACCTCTCATATGGTTAGAAAACTAATCAGAGAGGGTAAAATCTATGCGATGAAGCCAGGCAAGAGAAGATATCGGATTCCTGTGACTGAGGTTGAGAGATTAAATTTGATGAGTATGTATAGGGAAGAGAAATCTCCTTGACTTCGATAGCATTTTTATGATATACTTTTCATAAAAAGGAGAAAGCATGAAAGATACAAGCGCAAAGACAATGACAAACCAAGAAAGGGCCAGAAAAGCAGTTAATGAACGATGGCATTCAACATTGCCTAGATCTAAACATAGTGGAATTTTAAACATAGCGGGCCAAGAAATTGCATGTGATGTTTTACAAGATGGAAGAAGAGTTTTAAGACATGGAACTTTTGCTAGAGCGATGGGAAAGGCAAAAGCTAAAAGTGAAGATGTCGAGAGGGCAAATGCCTTAAAAATTCCTGTTTTTGTGTCAGCAAATAATCTCACACCCTATCTAGAACCGATAATTTCTGAGAGGGGCGAGCAAATTCTTTATAAAGGGATTGATGGCCGACGATTTATTGGTTATGATGCTTCTCTTTTACCTGAAGCCTGTAAAGTTTATGTGAGAGCAGATGATGCGGGAATTCTTCAAAAGCAGCAAAAGCCCGTCGCTCAAGTTTGCCGATCTATGCTTTATGGTTTAGCCAGTGTAGGTATTTCCGCTCTTATTGATGAATGTACCGGTTATCAAGAATTCAGGGAAAGAAATGAGTTGCAGCAAATATTAAACAAATATATTTCTGAAGAATTAAGGGAGTGGACAAAAAAATTCCCAAATGAATTTTTTAAACAAATATATAGAATCCACAATTGGGAATACCCAAAAATTGGGAATCACCCACAATGTATAGGGAAATTTATTAATAAGTACATTTATGGGAAACTTCCAGAAGGAATTTTAGACGAATTAATGAAAAAAAACCCATCAAATGAATATGGAAATCGAAAATATAGACACCATCAATTTCTTTCAGAAGATATAGGAGATGACAATTTAAAAAAGCAGATCGTTCAAACAATAACTGTAATGAAACTATCAAATAATATTGATCAATTTAAAGAATTTATAGAAAAAATTTCATAGGAAAGAAAAATGATTGTTATATTTCAAATTATCGGCGCTGCGGTTTTGCTTCTTTGGCTTGAGAGGAATCTTTAAATTTAAGGAAAATAAAATGACTCTTCTTGGAATATTTTTTACATTTATTGGCGTAATAATTTTTGGCTCCATGCAATCTGATGATCCAGCGCCTTGGTGTTAACCTCCAAATTGCTGAGCCGCTTTATCAAAAGCACTCAAGCTTTTAATCATTCCTGCTCTGTTATTTTGCAAAGAATTGCTAAGCACATCGCCATAATATCTGCGCAATATTGGATTGTTAAGCCTGGCCATGAAGGCACCAGCTCTTTCTAAAGCTGTTAAGCCTCCTGCAATTGCTATGCCTTTACCAGGCGATCCCATAAATATTCCCTTAGTAATATCGCTTACTAAAGGCTTTGCATAGTTTTTTTTAATAAAAGCCGAAACACCGTTACTAGCTTCCATCGCCGCCCAAGCCATATTATTCTCTCGAAAAGATTGATGGAATCTAGGATTTTGATTTTGCCCATAACGATTTAACATGTTTCTATTAAGTTGCTGAACTTGCTGAAGTCTCCTCACATGAGAAGCTTTGCCACCTGCGCCTTCAACATTAAAGGCTCCAAAGTTGCTTAGAAGTTCATTGTTAGCGCGATAAAAATCTAACATCTCTCGTGCTGAAACTTGCCCATGTTGCATAGCATTGCGCATTTCCCCAATTTTCGTTAAAGCCGCAGTAGTTGATGGCGTTGTTCCTCCCGATCTCATATCTGCTTCAAGCTGATCTAAAAACCGCATGTCGCGAGGATTAACCGTTATCATATCATTGCGTCCAGCAAGCCTTCTAGTCTGCGCAAAACGATTCTGAAGCATTTCTCTAGGATTTGAGATTGATGCCATATCAGCACCTATCCAAGTAAGCATCTTAATGACTTCTTGACTAGATGGATCAACGCCAAAAAGTTCTGCGCCCTTCTTAACTAAATTAGCCGCTGTTGGAATAAGAAAATTTCTTACTAATCCTTTTGGGTTGCGGTTGAGCATAGAATTGACAATATCCTCACCGATTGAATTCGCAAGTTTTTGTTTCTCATCCTTCGGCGCTAATCGACCCCCAAAAGATTCATCTATGAATTTATTTACGTCTTCACTATTTGGCAATTTATCGGTTATGAATTTAAAAGGCGCTTTTATCGATTCATCAAAATTCTTGATGCTATCATTTTCCATGAAATAATCATCATAACCTAGACCAAGTTTGTCATTAATCTTGCTTCGAATTTCTTTCGCTTCATTTCCAGCAGCATATGCAAAATCTCTAAGATTCCCTGGGAATGCTGCAATTGCCCCTACAGCATGCGAACCAAAAGATTCTAATCTCTGCATTAATCCATTTTCTTGATTCGATACATCAGATTGTGAAGATTCCGTTTGATCTTGCTGAACTGGAGATCCGCCAAATTTCGAATAATCAATATTCGTTGAAGGATTAACCTGAACTTTGGTTCCTCCAAATTGACTATAGTCAGGCTGGGGAGAATATGACATTTTGTTCCTTCGCTTTCTCAACTTGTTCGGGGGTCATTTCCCATAGTGAGCCATCTGGCGCTTTATATTTGCTAATGCCAGATTTGCTTTCTTGCATTTCTTTCTTAGGGTTTAATCTATCTTTCTGGGCATTTTTCCATTCATTAGAAAACTTTTCAGCTTGAGGTTTCATCTTATCATAGACCATCCGTTGAAAAGATGGTGGCAAAGGCTTATTTTTTGCTTCATAATCTAATTCCAATGCTCTAGCTGTATTGTATTCAAGACGCTTTAAGTTGTTAAACATTTTCATATTCGCAATAATGCGTTCGCGTCCTTCTTGGCTATTCTTAAGAGTTGGAATCGATTTAAGAAAGTTCTGAAATTCCGATTGAAGAATACGACTTCCATAAAATTGTTGAATGTTCTTTGTGAGGTCATTGGAAAGCTTTTCAAGCTCTTCGCCTTCTGCTGAAAATAAGGCTGTAGGAATACCAAGAGCCTGCATCGTCTCATATAAAAGTGGTTCTGGTACATTTCCTTTTTTTCCTAATTCAGCAATCCTGTCTAACTTCTCATCCATTTGTTCGGTAGCATTGAGAGACTTGGTAAGGTCATTAAGATAGGTTTCCTGAGATTTATAACCTTTTTCTAACAAAGATGCGTTTGTATCAATCTGTCTACGCCTATTTTCAAGATAGGGTGTTTGATTTGCAGGAGGAACGCCTGCTTTTGTTAAGGCTATTCCTAATTGGTCAGGCGTGGCATCTGGATTTTCTGTAACAATTCTCTCGATTTCTTCAGCAACTTTTGGATCTATTGGCTGGCCGCCCAATCCACCCAGAGGCGCTTTATTATTAGCTTTAATCTGAGCAAGCTCTTTTGCCTGTTGGTGTTTCGCTATAGCCATTTCCTCTTCAGGAGTGAACATTTTCTTCTCTTTTTCTGTAATCGGCTCTCCGTCTAGCCTACGTCGAAGAATATCACCTTTTATATTCTGTTCTTTTTGCTGCTTTTCTTGCGTCGCCAATTGCTCTGTCTGCATTCTATTTTGCAATACTTGCTGTCCATATGGTCCATGGCCTTGCATAGCTCTTTGAAGAGCACCCATTCTTTCAGATTGTGGCGCATCTTTAAGATCAGGGTCATTTAGGAATTCATCGAGGGCTTTATTTGCCTGATGCATGTTAACACCATGACCAATGCCTTGGCCGAGAGCTTGCGCAAGCATTCCGTAACTAGCTTCACGTGGATCTTGAGAGCCTTTTATAAACTGTACGATAATTACCTCCTAAAGATGCTGCCAATTACGACGATTGGTAACATCTAAACATGTAAAATATTTTATACCAAAATATTCTGCTATTTCTTTAGTGCTCATTCCCTGCTTATGAAACTCTCTAATTTTTAATACTTTTTCTTCATTTAAAATTGCCCTATGATTATTCTCGCCAATTTGATGGCCGGTTTTTTTCTGACAATCTTTTATATTTTCTTTTCTTGTCCCTAAAAACATAGGCTCAGGATTGCAACAGGCAGGATTATCGCCTTTAGGACAATTATGGCAAACATCTAATCCTTTAACAATGTCTCCCTTATATGCTCTCCAAGCTATTCTTGAAGCGGTTCCAAGCTTTCCTAAATATGATATCACTCCATATCCATGTGAATTTTTACATCCTGTCCATATCCAGCAACCATTTTCATTTATAAGAATTTTTTCTTGAATTCTTTCTTTAATATCTCGATCTTGGATTCGAACCATTGTCAAAACCCTCCCATATACCCCTTAATCCCTGCGGCTGCTAATTGAGGTAAAAACCCTTGCTGCCCTTGCTTTTCTTGATAAGCAAAGGGGCTGTAACCTAAACCTAGCTGAGAAAGATTACCAAACTGTCCTTGCTGCCTTTGCGCTGCTTGCCCCTGTAATTGACTAAAGAGTTGCGCTAGTTGACTTTGGAAATCAGAGGATGCTCCCCCTAATGCTTGTCCAAAACCACTTGAAGACAGCGCTCCAGCGCCTGCAAATCTTTCTGCTATGCCCGGAAGCACTTTTTGCTCGAATTGCTGATTATAAGGCTGAGCAAATTGATTAAAGCCTTCTTGACCAGGCTGTAAAAGGCTTTGATCATATTGATTAGCTTGCTGGAAGCCGCCGCCCTGTTGCATCATGCCTTGAAGCCATTTGATAAGGTCGTTACCACCAAATTGTTGTTGAGCACTTGTTCCTGTAGGCAGTTTTTTAATCTCATTGCCTGAGCCAAAGAGCCAATCTGTTAAACTTGCCATATAAACCTCAATTTTTCAAAAATTCGATTACGTAAACTGCCCATGTGAGGCTATTTCCGCTCGTATTATAAACCAAAAAAGTATTCGTTGCGCTTACATACCTAACATATACAGCAGGATCATTTAAGAAGTAAGAAATTCCAGTATTATCTAGCGCTCCTCCGAAGCCTTGGACGGGATAAAGATAGCCACTAACCGCAACTGGAATTGTTGAAGTTGTCAATTGAAGTGAAAGGGGCGAATTGGCTGCTTGTGTAGCAATAGTCGCAGCTGAATTGATAGCTAAATTTAAAGCTACCAGATCAACTGTTAATCTGTAAGCGTTCCTTAAATACTGCTGCGTGCTGCTATTCTCTACTACCTCGTTAAACCATTGTTCAAATGCTGCATTCTCTTGAAGCAGGAATAGCCCAGATTCTTTGCTGTTTACGGCATTAGCCACCCGGCGAAGGTATAGTTGCAATATTTCATCATAATTTTCCTCTCCAGCATTGACATCTAAAGAAATTGGCAATTGGTTAGTGTTAAGTGCTAAGTCGCTTGAGAATGTCATGCGTTTACCAACCTTCCTGCTTCTCTAAAGAAGAAGTTCATCGCATGAAGTTGCATTCCTGTTTGATGCGTAGAGATCTGATTCATCAAAGCATTGTCAAACGTCATAGCAACCCTCAGAAACTGTCCAAACTGATTGGAGTAGAATCTATACCAGGCATATTCTGTTCCCTGCAAATAGGTCCCTCCAGTAGCGTTTACTGAGTTCCAGATTCCGCTATTTGGGGTATACGTACCTGTTGCTGACGCATTGATCACAGAAAACCGATTTGCATCGATCACTATCATATTGTAATTTGGTAGCGAATTGAAGTTCGTCAGACCGATCACATTAGAAATGTAAATAAGTGTTCCTGTGCGTAAGCTATGCCCTTCACTTGTAATAATCCATGGATTTGTAGTGGATGGAGGCATAGTAGAATCTGCGAGTGCAATATTTTGGATATATCCTGATTTCAGCGAAGAGTTCGAAAGTTCCTGATTGCCAAACATCATTTGATTGGCTTGTTCCAAATAGGAATTAACGAAAAGTTGAATTGTGACTGCCGGAATCGTAGGATAATGGTTATTTGTATCCATCAAGAAATCGATATAGGAAACTTTATATTGCTTTCCTATACTCTGATAGGGATTAAAATCCTTTCCTACGATATTCATGATCGGGCAAAGAGAAATTACTCCATTTCCAATATAAGTAGAAACAATATCGCTCGATAAAGCTGCATAATTTGTGCCATTCCAGAAAAAAAGCTGCAATGTATTAGCATCTTTTGGCACTGCAAGATATAGATTACCGTTTAATCCGGGATCTGTTCCATTCCACAGAGTGCCATTAATGAAAATCGTTTCCCCTCCAGATTCTGGCTGATTCTGTATATTATGAGATGGTGATACAATCGTTATCGGTACTGCCGTTAGATCGATAGAATAAATAAATAGACTTGGCCCATAATTGATAGGGCAAGAAACTGGCGTTTCAGCATCTGGATTTTCATAGATTGAAATGAAGCCTTGCTGATTACCAGCGGTGACATATTCTACATAGTTTTGGTCATCGACATTATCCCAAGATACATCACTATCCCAAAATGTCGTAAGACTATCCCAATTAATGCCTAGAGTAAATTGTGCTGGGCCAAAGCATGTGATGGTGTCTCTGTATTGCGCCCAAGTGTTATTTCGATAGTTGAATAGAAGAACCGTATTCGGATAGGACTGATAAACTCCCATATTCGATGTGTCTACATAATTCCAATAGACTATTTCCTTTTCAAAGTCTCTTATGCCATGTACAAAGTTAGGAGCGCTATTTTGAATTTGAAAGCTAAAGATTGTTTCGGGAATCTGCTCATCGAGACGTTTTAACCCTCCTGCGCTTGCTTGGATCACTCCCCTATCACTTACCGTCATAACTCCTTGGTCAAAAACGATAGAACTATAAGTGCTGACAGCCCCAAAATCACTTGAAATCCGCTCGAAGATAAAAGGCAGTCCATATTCTCCAATATAACGAAGTTGCCATGTAGAATACTCAAAGAAAACGATAAGTGTATTGCGATGAAAGGCTGCTCCTACAATAGATTCATTCGTGGGAGCGTCTAAGAAACCGCCTCTTCCGAAAATGTCTCTCCTCCATCCTAAAGTCTCATCTGTAGGATCTCCAATTTGACTAAAGGTACATCTTGCTGAATAATGTTGTACAGAAGTTGCAGGCAATGTAGGATCGCCGCCACTTGCCACACCTTCCCAAGTATTTAAAGCAAGAAGCCTGCCATAATAAGGTATCAAAATCAACGCCTGCCAAAGTTGGATAGCAGTTCCCGAAGGATTAGTTAGGAATGGTTGTAGAGATGTCCAAACAGAATTATTGAAATATCTTATGGGGTCATAGGGGGTACTAGCAGCCAAGGCTATATTGTCATTAGTGGCGAAGAAATATTTAAGACTAGGATCAGCTCCCTGATAATTTGCAGCCCAAAAGAAATCGGTATTCGTTCCTGTCCAAGTGGTTGTTGTAAGCTGCTGAAATGCCCCTCCCACAAATTGATAAGAATATGTTGTATCAAAGAAAATCGTCTGATCAATGCCTATAGTTGCCACATCCTGCTTAAGAATCCCCATAACAGGCAAACTTGGATAATAAGCAAATGAAACTGTTGTTGCTGTTCCGCCGGCAACGTTTGTCGTTATAACTGCAACCGAGGTAATATAGTTTATCGTTCCGAAATTTGTCGCATTGATACTTATCCATTTTCCACCTGGGGGATATGCGCCTAAAGGTGTCGAATTGAAAGGAATAGTAAAAGTATTTGCTCCTGTCACTGTCACTGTGAATGTTTGGCCATTCAATATGGACCAATTTCCAGAAAAGCCACTTAGAACTACTTGCTCACCTGTAATTAGATGGTGAGCCACACTAGTAAAAGATACAGGATTTGCATTTGACGCTGCAGTGATAGTTCCTGATTGTTCTAGCACTCCTAGGCCATTATCTATAAGAACAAGCGTTCCTATAGTGATTATAACCGTTCCAGGTTTTAGCTGAGCATATGGAAAAGTGATTGCTGGAGACACTGTAGAGAAAATATTGACTGTCCATGGAGATGCACCACTATTACCTAGACTTGTATTGATGATTGCAACACTAAGCCTTCCAACTGTAACAGAACCATCACGCTTTTTTACCCGATCTCTCCATACATAGGCATTCTGTAGATTCGAAAAAGCCTCATTAGGCAGCATCATTGGCTTTTTGTCGGTCATTAGACCGCCGCTAGGATAGCCTCCTATGAGAACTTGATTGAATGCGCTCATTAATTGCCTATTGCAAACCAGTTTAATTGTGTTAAAGCAGATGATCCACGGGTGTACCAACTAAAACCGGTAGGACTATATGCACTTATCCCAGAAGACCATGCTCCCCCGGGCGCAGAACTTAAAAATGAGGCCAATTGAACGCCAAAACAATTATTTGGGAATGCAACACCAGCAGGCGAAGTAGAAGTAAAAGTCACCGAACCGCTAGCATTTGAATTTGACGGCGTACTGATTCCTGTAATTACTCCCCATTGTATTAATACTCCTCCAATCCATTGATAACCATTTGTAGCTGCTGAACCACCTGTTAATTGGGAAAACCCCCCCCCTCCTGTTAATGTAAATAACTGAGTATCGCCTGAAGGAGATCCATTCGGTTTAGAAGTTTGGGGATTTACTAGAACTGCTGGGTCCCCAGAAAATATTTGATTAACGCCTGACATTTTCATTGGTGTAGAAGTTTGTGTGACTTCATGAATAATAGTGTGATAACCAGCAGGATTGCTCCCTGGGACCCCATTATTATTCACATGGTCTACACCAAGAGTCAAAAATGTCCCATCAAGATTATCTCTGATCACTGCTTTGGTGGTGCCAAGGCTAGAACCGTCTGGAGGATAGCCCTCTGTATAGGTAGGTATTCCCATTAACTCACCGCCACTGCTGCAATTGGTTGATTATCTTGAGGTCTCTTAAGAATGCGCCTAGCCTTAGCTGTCATGCCATGTTTACTAGGCTGAATGCGCTCCTTAAGCTTTTTTTCTTTTCCCTTAATGACTACCATATTTCCTCATGTTGTGGAATTTCCTAGAAAATATTCATTTAATGGTTTTACAGGTTTGCTCGGAGGCGTTTTAATCTTCTTTTTTTTCTTCTTCATGGCCCTGTTGAATTTACCCCAAAACCAGTTTGACCATAGTTCTGGGTTAGTTGATCTGTATAGATGGTATAAATAGATCTTTGCCCAATAGACGCATAAGTGCGAGTCTCTATGATGTCATAGCGCTCTTTTAGCATCTTGTCGATGTACATCACACCATCAGAATCAAGGCGATTCTCGAAGATCTTTTTAGCCGCTCCCACTGCTAGAATTTCCCACCATTCGCTAAGTTCTGGATTACTAGCTTCGCCTTGAGCTAATAGGGCTTTGATAGGCGATCTATAAGCGGTTAATTCGATGGTGAAACCTGCACTGGGCATAGGGGCAAGCGTAAATTGGTTCTGATAGAACATGATGGCTAAGGGCTGCGATGTCTGCCTAGCATTGTATTGGATGCTTATTGGCGTTCCCTGTGGAATCGATTGAGCAAAAGTTAATCCTGTGATTTGACCTGTAGCATAATTGATCGTAGCATTGCCGGGAATATCTGGCGTGCTTGATGCATATTGTCGGTAGTATGTCCACCCGTATTCCTGATTTGTATTATTTGATGTCTGAAAAATCTGAATAAGGTTTCCCTGACCATCATCGGTTACATTCTGCGTTTGCCCAATTCCATTGGTTCCTATTACATTCGCCGTTATAAGGATATTCTGGACGCGCCCTTGAGTGAAGTAGAGACTTGGATTATCTGCCGGGCCAGGATCATTGTTAACGCTAGGGCTAATTGGAGAAGCTATTGTCATACCTGAATAAGGACCAGCCACATTAGTTCCAGAAGCGAAAATCTCCTGACTTTGCCAATTGAAATTAGCCCCATAGAAGCTCCATGGGTCGTTGAAGAGCTTTATTTCTCTTTTAGCGCAATAGCATGGGTTATCAACCGTGATGTAAAGTTCACTATTAAATGGGTACACATCTTGCCCCACATTTGTCGTGAATGTATACATGTCTTTAAGCTTAAGGGAGCGAAATTTTGCCGGCAGATCATAGGTATAAAAGCTATTCATTTGCTGAACGATATAGCTATCTGTCGTCTGGAAATTGTTTGATGATGCCGTAAGAAGTCTAGTTTTGGTTATGGCATCCGTTAAAGTTGGAAACTGAGGAAATGTTGGAACGAAGGTTTGTAGGCTCATAATGTTGGCTCATTATCAAACGCATCTTCTAGCGTTGTAGCTGCAAATTGCGGCTCTATCCCCGATCCTGCGGCGACTGCTACGCATGGAATCTGAGGATCACTGTAAGAAATAAATGGGAAAAATCCTAGTGTATTTACATCAATTGTAACGGTTGTTGGAGTCAATGAAATGATCCGGCCTTTCTGATTATTAAGCTGAATCATTCCATTTCCTTGCGGCACTCGGAAGCTAATCCATTCCCATAAAGTGAAATTGTGATCTTCTGTGAAAGTCACAACTGCTTGCAATGCCTGCGTAATATTCGAAATATATTGCAGGTTAGGAATGAAATTAGCTCCAAATGGAGGCCCAAAATCTGATGGAATAAAAAAGCTCACAAATATTCCATTGGTGTAAATCTTACTCGTGATTGCATTTCAAAAGACCTGGGAGTTTTGCCTCCGCTTGCCGGCAATTCTAAATTGTATCGTCTAACCTTTCTCATCGTATTATTTAGATGTTTTACCCAGCCCATCGGAATTTCACAGATCTCTCCATGAAAAAACTTGATTTTTTGGAATAGTTCCCCTTTATACTTGCGATAAGACCATTCAAAAAATCCGCCTTGTGCATCGATAAACTCAAATTTTCCCTTCACCATTTTATCATCTTTTTTGCGCATCTCTTTTTTTAATGCTTCGATACCTGCTGGGTCCATCGTGTTTTTTTGTTTTTTATTTAATTCTAAAATTTCCATCTTTTACCTTTTGTTTGCGGGAGGGGTAAGTTGCCCCTCCCAAATTACTATGCATTAGTAATCGCATTATTGAAATCTGCCTTAAAAGCCATTACGACCATCTTAGCGTTTGCTGGCCCAACAACGTTTAAACCTAGGTTCATAACGTATTGTGCTTTATTATCAAATGTATCAACTAAGTTGGTTCCAGGGGGGCTTTGAGGAATCGTTGCGCTACCATTAAGGGGCACAATTCCAGATCCCGCCGGATAACATGTCGCTGGAGATGCATTTGCTCCAACAGAATATATTGCCGAAGTAGGGAATTGGAAAGCCGTAAAGCCTGTTGTGTCATAATTAATAGTGATAGATGATTCTGTAGCTGTGTTGGTCACAACTAACACCCTAGCAGCTCCGGGAGGATTTGATGTAGCTCCAGCAATTGGAGTTCCAGTCAAATAGCTAAGCTGTGTCATCCCATATGGCGCAGGAATTGTAAAATCAACTAGCTCACCAACACTATAGTCATTAGGCCGCGCGAAATAGACTTTAGCCTGTGTTGCTTGAGTGATATACAAAACTGGAGAAAGCTTTGGATACATGAAACCGGGATAAACCTTTTGGTAAAATCCCGTTGTTCCTGAAGCAACGCTCATGCCAGCATTTACAGCGGTTGCCATCATACCAAGTGAAAAGTTGGTATTGGTTGTTATTGCTGTCACTTGAAAAGCTATAGAACTCAATTCAAGCGCGCTAGTAATATTTATCAAACGAACATAATCGCCAACATTCAAGCCTGCCGTATTCCCTGTAGCTACTACTACAGTTGAAGAAGAAGGGGGGCTGCTTGTAACTGTAACTGAAGTTACTGCAACTTTAGCAAATGTAGGAGGATTGGTTTGATCAATGAAGGTAAAGCCTCCACTAGTTCCAGCAGCGCTGGCCAATGCATTGGTCGTCACTGTCTGGTTCTCAGCAATATATGCACCCTGCGCCATCGAACTAAACCATTCAGATTCTATCGATGTAACGGCAGTTGTATCGCCCCAATTCGTCAAATTCTTGACAAAAACCCAATCGGGCTTATCTGTCATTGGGATATTGACAGCCACCGGAGTCGCAGGATTTGTGTAATCCCATTTTCCAATAAAACTAAAAGGTAATGCCATATGATCCTCCTTAAATACCTGTTGAGCGTAAGTTTTGAAGCCATAGGTCATTTGTAATGCACTGGCCTTGATAGAACGAGCAACCGGCAGTATGACGAAGCATACATGGGTCGTTGTTATATCCTGGAGGCAGATAGATAAAGCGAGCTTTACCACCTGCTTGCCACACAACCTTATAAGACTCCTTAGCAGCTACAAAACAGTTTGCAATATCATTGCCGAGCATAGAAGCGCCGACAGATACCGACCCCTGCTCAGAGATGAAGAACCTCACGTTATTAGCGCCGCCAAGTTCAGTGCTAAGCGTTTGACTGATGTTTGGATACTGGAACTTCTTGACAAAACCAGTCATGTTATACAAGACAGGGATCATTCTAGAGGTCAACATGCATCCGTAAGCATCGCCAATCGGACTTGTACCGAACTTCAGGTCAGCTTCCACGATATTAGTAATATACTCACCACTATTGTTCTGAAGCACTGTAAACACATCGTCAACGTCTTCAATGGCCATTTCTGTAGGAATATCGCCATTTTGACCATTTACGCAGTTAATGATAGATGCTGAAGATTCCAAGTTGTCTCGCTGGAGGGCGTCCTGTGTTTCTCTTAAACTCTGCCCTAAACGTGCCGCAGCACTATTAAGAACAGGATCTTCATTAGTAATCGTTACTTGTCGAGTCAGCACAATGTAGGTAGCATATACTCTCACACGGCAGTCAACATCGACACGGTTTAACGATTGTGGGGGAGGATTATTTTGAGCATCATCTAAAGGCACTTCAAAAAGATCTAGTCTATCGTAGCGGCTCTGACGGTCAATAAATCCGTTATTGTCTGGCAACTCAACAGGAGTAGCAAATAATTGGTGAATTAAATTGTGCTCTGGAGTTGACAGAAGTTTCGCATTATAACGCTGCTGAATTTGTGGAGGCAGCGTACTAATAGATACTGTCATCTACGTTCCTTTGGGCTTAGCCCATTTCAGGAACCGAACCCGCTAAGGCAGCATATCCATGCATCTCACGATAAAGATCTTTCTTCATAGCATCTGTCATCTTGAAGGCTTCAGCGATAGGCCGCTTGTCATAAGCCATAGGCGATGGGACCGCTTTTTGACTCTTTTCAATGGCCTTATCAACCTCTTTGGTCCTTCTTGATTCTGGCGCTTGTTGAGCGATATTTAATGCTTTGATGTATTTATATGAATGCAACCCTATTTTGTATGGATCTTTTAGTTCCACGAGGGACTTAGCAAGTTCAGGTTCTTTTTCTTCGAGTAAACTTAAAGTTTCCGCATTAACGACCTCGGAGAAATCTGAGAACTGACGACTTAGACGATCCATGAATTGATTTTCTTGTTGCTTTTGATAATGCTTTTCGATTTCTCGTTTAGCTATATCTTCGGCGTATTTCTGAGCCTTTTTCTCAACAAGTTTTTCAACTTTGCCTTTGGGAATAAATTCCTCGGCTCCAATAGAATCAAATTCATCGATTTCTGCTTTCGGAGCATTCTGGGCAAGCTGTGCTTGCATCATCTGCTCAAAAAACTGATCGCGTTCTTTTAATTTCTTTTCGAGTTCGGCATTTTTAAGACGCATAGCTTTTAGATGCTGGTTAGAAACCTGCTCTTGCTTTTGCGCCTCACTTGTTTCATTGACTTTTGTCTCGATTGGAGGTGCTACCTCTTGTACTTCGCTATTTATCGTTTCTTCAGTCATTGAATTCCTTATGTTGATGGTTGGCTAAACCACAATACGCCTACGGTGAGCTATGTCCGTGTACGCTCGATTGACAAATAAGGAATTAATCCTTTATAGGTCAATCAAAATATAGGTTTATATGTTTTGCAAGGGATGCGAAAAAGAACTTGATAATAAAGATTTCTTACCGCAGCAGGAAAAATGCTTTAAATGTGTTTATAAGCAAAAAACTGGCACTGATAAAGCTAGTAAAAAATGCAAACATTGTGGATGTAGCATCTTTGCTAAGAGAAGGATTTCATATTGCTCTGAAGAATGTTCTAGGATAGGAACTAAAAATCTTAGACAAAATTTATGGCTTGAAGAGTATAAGGGAGCTCCTGGATTTTTCTAAACCAAAGAAGCAAGTGAAACTGTAGCTGTCCTGTCATTATGTTGTGAAATTTTAAGATCTCCACGGAAATTTGGCGCTTCCTTCCAATTTCCTAAGTCATCTTTAATAAACCCAAATCTCTCAAGTTTCATATTCTCCCAATCACGATACATTTGGAGTCTTTCTGAATCATAAAGTTCCGGACATCCAAGCTCATTGATCATCTCATGACGCGCTGGTAGTTCCCAGCAAAAATAAACATCATTAGCATAGGGAATAACCTTAAAAACAAGGGAATCAGCCTCTGGATATGGGCGATAAACCATTTTATACATACGTCTAAGTAGAGCTTTCTTCATTTGAAGATCCCATTTTTCATAGACTCTAATATAAAAGGGTCTTCCTTCAAAATCTTTAGTCCCATCCTTTATCGCATCATTAAGATCATCAGCTAGGCTTTTTTTCATCTCGTAGTTCATATCGCCTACTACAAGCTGTTTTTCTCCGTAGATCTGCGCTTTGGCATATATAGAGCCTATTGTATCGCGAGAAGGATCAATCCATGATTGATTGGGCATTATTAACCTTTATATGGCATTTGTTGGATTAATGGGGGTTTAGCACTGATTTTTGTGCCTGTCTTTTTCTTTGGCCTTTGCGCTATCTTGCTGATTGGTTTTGGTAATTTTTCCACATTTCCTAATTAATATTTTTAAATTAATAGCCGTTTCTATAAGCTTTCAAAGAGATATAATTAATAAGTAAGAAAGCAAAATGATCCAAAATGTTGTGTAGATGATCGGAATACCATATTTCAATCCCCAGTGCAATTTCAATCATCTCCGTTATACAGCAAATGATGCTACAGATGGCAAAGATTATATAAGCGTACTTCACTTGCCATGAAATGACTTTAAAGTCTCTGCAAGTCGCGCTCTCTTCCCAATTTTGCCACCCTTCTTTTCTGCAGCTTTAAGTTTCTTTTTAGAGATCTTTTTATCTTCTGGCACATGCAATTCTTTGTGCAATGCACCTTTGTGTTTTATAGCTTCCTGAATCCATTTCACTTTAGCCATTGTAATCCTGCTTTACAAAAGGGAGGCCGGACTTTCACCGACTACTTAGGCGACTTTGCCGCTTGCTTCGTTGTCTTCAGCATCTACCCTAAATTTATCGCTTTGGTGTTTCTTCAATCATAGTTTGACCCCAGCGTCTTTCTACCAAATCATCCATGTCTCTGATTGTTGTGTCAGAACGAACGCGAAATCCTTGTGTAAATTGCTGGTCAAGATCTACAGGCCCCCTTTGAATTTCTATCCGACCAGGTCGTACAGAGCTTCCCACTTCCCTATTGGATAATGTATCTTTTCGATATACATTATTCTGAGGATACCTTTCTTTGTTAGAAGTAGTAAAAACGCCTGAGCCCGATCTGTCTTTACTAGATTTAACCATTATGAGTATCTCCCATGATAGGACTGTTTTTCTACAGTAGAAGATTCAGTTTCTTGGAATCTATCTTGACGATCAATATAATCTAATGTCTTGCTAAATCCCTCTTGAGAGAAATCTTTGCTTGGCTTCTGATAGTCTTTAATACGTGGATTCATATCACCTTGATTGAGACCAGCCATAGCCATATCTCCGCTTGGCATACTACCATTTTCACGGCCCTCTTGACGATTTCCGCCTGAAGCTTTGTTTCTTTCGCCGGGACTTTTATAACCACCCTGACCTCTTTCAGAACGGCCACCATAATTCTTAGCCATTTTACACCTCTTTGTTACTTTTTCTTTTAAGCTACATTTTGATTTTCAACAACTTCTTTTTCGGGATTAGCCGCAGGACTAAGCGCCTGCAGGATCTCTACTTGTCTCATAATATTGTCAAGATCCATTCCTTGAAGTTCTTTCATTGCTTTTACAACATTAAGCAGGCTAGCAGTATCCTCTTGATGGGCTCTTCTAAGCTTATCTTGTGCTACCGCTGAATCTGTTTGAATCTTAGCAACGCGCTCTTTAGCTAATCCCTCTTGAGAATGAGCGTAAGCGACTTTAGTCATCATGTCGACTTCGAATTGCTTCATCTGCAGTTGATGCGCTTCCTGCTGCTGTTGCTGCATAGCCTCTTGGCGTTTTTGCATCTTCTCAATGATTCGATCTTTATTCTGCACTTCCATGATCTCAAGGATCTCATCAGCTGGAACGAGATCAGGGAACCTGGTTTGAAGTTCAAGCAATTTAGCAAGTTCTAGCTGATTCTGGGTTTCTGTAAGCGGCACTTGAATAACTTTACATCCATATTTAAAGAAAAGCTTGTTGTCAAATTCTGCTGTCGGCTCTTCTCCGATTACTTGTTTTACTTTGCCATATGTCCAATTTTTTTGAATAAATTCAATTTCAAGGTCACCGCAAAGCACTTGTGATTGATCGGCTTGATCAAATAGCTTCGTCAGATTGCGTGCTGTAGCTGCTTGGCGCATCATAGAGATGATACCGGCCTTATCATCCATTTCCATTCCCATAGCGGCTGGATCAACGCCAGAAACGCGGTGAATGATGTCTTTAAGCATTTCTTCCATTTGAAGCATGACAGGTGAAGGAGGCACGATTGGCATCGGTTGCACATCGTCCATCTGGAATTCTGGATCAATGCTAAGAACTCGACCATGCCCTTGATTTAGACCATCTTCAGGAGTAACAAGAGCACCTTTCTTGATCTTTAATCCCTGTTGCTGCGCGTCTAAAATTTCTAAATTACTGACTTTCAAACGGTTGAAAAGGTATTGGGGGTCCCGAAGGTCCCTACAGATACCCCTAAACTTATAGGCATAATAGGGCGTATCTGCTGTAAAATATCCCAACATTGGCACGCAAGGATATCTATCAAGACCATAAGGATTAGGCTCATCAACAAGCACGCGATCATTAAGAATGATGCTACGACGAACTGTGGGTACTGGCTTTTTAATAGTCGCAATTTTCCCCCTAAAGGCTTGCATGAGCTCTTTTAACTGCTCAGGCGTACCTTGAAATTCTTGCGTTTCCTCGGTCTTTTTGTCTACTAAGAAAGTAGCTTCTCGATTGGACAGATACCAATATTCATCAAAAGCAATCAGATTAGGAAATTGGATTTGGTAGACTTCGGGCATATAATAGAACTTATCATCTCTGTAAGTACCTTTAGGTAGGCTTAAGATATCATCAGCGAATTGGCTATAGAGTAGTGCCGCTTCATCACGATCAAAAAAAGTGCGCATCCACCAGTACCTTGCGTCGGACATATCAGCCTTGCGAAAGTAGGGATCAAATAGACATGATTTCATATCTATGTATCGCCATCGAGGATCTGGGGAAAGTGGATCTTCTGTATAGTCTGCCCATAGGTACATAAAGCCAAGACCCTGCACAAGAGCTCCAAGCTCAAAGGCATCGCTGAAAGTATGGTAAAATCCTTTCTTGTGGTTGTGATATAGGCATTTTGTAAGTTGATCAGACGTTTTTTGCTGTCCATTTCTTACCGGTATACAAGCCGTTGACTTACGTGTAAGCCTCTGTTGGCCACTCACAGCTTGCACAATAGGGTTCATAATATTGAAATTCCAGACTTTGCGACGATAGGTCGCTACGCCAGGGAATATCAGCCCCCAAATATCTTGGTCGCCTAGATAAAAGCGTTGATCGACATCAGCTTGATACCACTGTGTTTGAAGTATGTTGATACAGTCGGAATAATTTTTCTCCATCGATTGACGGAGGGAGACATTAAGGCTTTCTTCCGGCCAGAAGACGGCATCGTTGTTACGCATCCTATACCTTGGTTAAATTTCAAGGTAAAGAATATTCTATTTATTCGCTATCGCTATCCTTTTTCAGGAGGCTCATAATTTTATCGAGCTTTAAACAGATAAATTCAATTTCCTTTTCCATACGATCCAGCACTTTAGATGTGATTTCCTCATTGGGATGTTCAGTGATTTCTAAAGCACGGTAAATTTCTTCTGCTTTTTCAAAAGCATCGTATGAATTTTTTGCGGCTCGATAAAGATAATCTTGAGGTGTTGTCATGAAAAATACTTATCTACTGCCTTGTGATCATTCTCTACGCTTCCCCGGCTTGTAGTCTCGATATTCTGTAGACCTATTGCTAGATATCTAAACGCATCCGCAGCATGACTATGCTCATCGTGGAAGGGGCTATTCTTGTAACAGCCTAGGCGATCATCCCAGAGTTTGCGATAAGCTTCAAGGTGTTTTATCCCTTTGCTGCACTTTTCTTCATCGAAATTACAACGTCCGAGTATTGCACGTACAGCTTGGATGCCCTCGAAGGGGTTACAATCTCCTCGATCGAGAAGAACAATCTTGCCGTTACCATCGAGCAAAGAACGCAGGTGATCAGCATAGCTGAGCTTGTTTGAGTTTTCACGTTTTGCAGCATCATGCGGAAGTATGATTCGTCCAAGACGATATTTCTGCTTACCAAGCCAGTCAGAGTAATGTGCAATCTCTTCATCCCAATTCTCATAGAAATTGATGATGTTGATTTGCCCTCCTCGCATGACTTGAAAACACCAAATAGCGGTGAAGTCGTCGAGGCCGATGTCAAAAGCACAGTGAACTGGTTGGCTATTGTCATATGGTACTTTGCAGATAGCTTTCTGTGCACGTAATTTCGTGATTTGGGCGCCATAATATAGACCCTCATTTGCGCTCTCAAATGCTTCTCGACTATTGCTAGGATATTCCTGCTTCATCGCATCACCAAGCATCTTCAATTTCATCTCATACCATCGGCGCTGCTCTTCATCGATCTTGCGCTGTCTTTCCTGTTCTACAATGTCAAGATATTCATTTGTTTCCTTGCTCACAATGATAGCCTCGCTTGTTTCTCGATAGGTGGGTTCGTCATACCAGGGGAAGAAAAAGAAACGCATCTGCATAGGAGAGAGCTTGGCATTAGATAGCTTTAGGGCTTCTGATTGCTTTGAGAAGTCATAGAAATAGCCTTCTCTTCCTTCTGCTGTAGACTCGATAACAACAATTTGGTCTCTCCCAACAGTGTTAAGACTTCCTGTAACAATCTCTCTTGCAACATCTGGGCTTGATGCGCAGATTTTACCAAATTCGCTAATGAGCAATCGTTGGTTAGTTCCGCTCCTAAATCCTGTTGACACTCGATAGCTTGATCCGTTACGAAATGCCAATTCTCCAGCACGGTCATTAGTTGCCTGATTAAACTCTCTTGTCCATGCCGGCATTCTGTCATACGCGTATTTAACCTTTTTCTTGAATATGTTCTCAGCGTCCTCTTTACGATGTGCAATGATACCAGCGCTGAGGTTTGTTTGCCAGAAGCAATCGTCGAGGAAGTCAATAGCCCAAAAGGTAGTGCAACCCAGCTGGCGGCTTTTGAGAATGAGCATCTGATACCAGCGGTTATCATCAAGCTCTTGTTGCATCCAATTGAGTTTGAAGGGAACTTCAAAGCCATCTTTGTCTACTACGTAGTAGAGATTTTCAAGCCGTAGTCTTTTGGTTTCGAGGATATCATCAGGAGGGCGTTTTAACCACATTCTTTTATCATTGATTTAGCTTTGATAGAATTGGAGAGACGTTCAGCATCTTGTTTGGCGAGATCGTCATTTTCCTTCGTCTTTAACTTGTGGGCATGATCAAGCTTTCTAAGTTCTAGGCTTAGGTCATATTCTTTTTCTTCTCTTACTGACGCTTTATAGAGAGGATCATAGTTATGTTCGCTCCTATGGACTTCTGCAAAAGGTAAAGCCCCTTCAATAGCAGCCTCGAAGCGATTCATAGCAATAGATTCTTTTGCCAATGCCAAGGCTTCCCGAAAGTTATCGTCTTCCGCGGCCCATTCTGAAAGTTTAGTGACTCTAAGCATTCTAGGGCGAGTGAATTGAATTAAATTAAAGGCGGTGGGATTAGTAGACCACAGAAGAAGATCTATAAAAATTTGTTTACGATCATGCTCTCTAGGTCTTCCAAAGACATATTCCATTAGTACCTATGGGTGTATATATTTCCACCATACACATTTATTGAAGAAAAAAAAAGAGAAAAGTGCTTGCGTAAATACTTATGTTTTGCTATATTTATGTCCATCGAAGCAAAGTTCGCCTGATGACCGCTTAAATGACGGCAGGCTTGAGCTGCTGGAGATAGTAAACACAAAAAATAAGAGGATCACATGAAAACAGAAAGACTAAAAAAGGCTTTAGAGAAAGCTGGAATAAAAGTAGAGATGTCGCAGCGAGAATGTTATGACCATATAACAAAACAATATGAGAAGTGTTCACCTGTATATTACGCAGAAAATAACCGAAACAAAATCCATTGGTATGATCAGCAACGCGAAGTAGTTTGCTGTCAAATAATGGGAAAAAAGGAAAATAACGATTCACAAAGCGACTATTTTCCAGGATTTTTCGCTAGATCAATTAAAATGGCAATAGCCGGAATGGGGTTTTAATGAAAGAAAAGAAAATAATCTTCAAGGCATCAGAGCACCTGTGGCGAGCAATCGCGCAGGCTGCTTTGGATCGATCGATCACTAGGAGTGAATTGATAGTGAAGGCTATAGAAAAGTATCTAAATGAAAGGAGAATCACATGAAAAATACAATTCAAGAAAAGCCGATAAGAAATCTAGCTTGCTGTTGCTGCGGCGAATGCACTAGAGGCCGTCAATGGCGGAACAGAGATTTAGGCTTTGGCTATTGCGAGTCATGCGATATTAGGCATAAAGAGAATGAAGAAGAAAAAAAAGAGATATATGGGATTCGAGGGATACATTTTTGTTTAATCGAAAATTCAAAGTGAGAAAGATTATGGGTGTTTTGCATCTTAGATGTTCTTTATGTAATTTCATAGATATAGTTTTCCAAAAAAAAGCAAGAAATTGAAAATGTCCGAATTGTGAATATATATTTTATGGCCACAGATTTACTCTAAGAGGAGAATATATGGGAGAATATATAAAAAAAGAAGAAAAAGAAAATCCCTGAAAAGAAATAATCTTAGGAGCTGCCCTTAAAACGGCGGCTCCCCTATATCAAAAAAATCGGGTTGTGATGATTGAGTTACTGCATGACTAGGGGCAAATGTGCTGTCCATCTGAGCTATCTTTGGTGTCGCTTTTTCCCATTGCCTACTATTCAAAAACTCCTTGATATCCTGCTCTAAGAAATTCGAGTCAAACATAGGGCTTTTAAAATGCTGCTTCTGGCCATCGATCATAACTGAGCAATTTAGAGGCCCCCAGAACATGCCCCCGGATTTTATTTCTTTGCGGACGTAGACGAAGCGCATCGCGGAGCCGTCCTTAAGAGGCAATTCTAGAATGGCGATTTCTTTAGTGTATTGGTCTTCGGGGCAATAGTGATGGGAGATAAGTTTAATCATTTTTTCTTTTTGTGTTTACATTTAGCTATCTTTTTATCTTGTACTTTATCGGCTTTGAGCAGTGATGAGAGCTGTTTTTTCTCAATTTTGTTGGTGGCCTGAATTTTTTTGATACGTTCATCCATTGTCTTCTTCCTCATCTTCTTCTTCGTCGTCTAAAAGGTCATGTATGGTTTCATAATATCTACCAAGACGAAAAGACGCGTCTGCATAGCGCCCGTCATGAATTGATCGGTTGATGTCATAAAGGTTATTTCGCATACATTCTAAAAATTCTTTATCTACTAAAATTTGCTCATTCATCGGTTTCTTCTTCCTCTTTCAATGATAGTGATATAAATTCAATTCGGGCATCAATTTTGCCTAGATAATAGGCTGCTTGCACCGGATGTTTTTCCAAGGCATCTAAGCATTCATAAAGCTCTTCATCGATTTTCTTAAGTTGATCTCTCATTTCTCTTCAAACTCCTTCACTTGTGCTAGCACATTGTTGCTATGATGTATCACTTCGTCAAGGCCATCGCTCCCATAATGCCTACCATGAATTAGCGATGAGACGATGTCATATTGGGCCTCTAGCAGCTCGCGCATCTCTAAGCAAGCATCGGTATCAGGCTGAAGCGATAGAAGCTCTAGAGTGGCTGTATTGCAGCTTAAAATTGCTAAGAGATGGTGTTCAACGTTCATCTTTCTCAAACCACCATGATAAAAGGCCGATGACTAGAAGAGCGATGCAAACCAGGAAAAAGCTTATAATCATTTAGAGCTCTCATAAATAGGTGACGCCCATGGAGGGAGAGAAATCTCAAAATCAATATCAGGCAAACTAACTTCAATTTCTGGATCGTTCATTTCTTCCCCGCCAATTTTTTCATAGAATGCCCATAAGTCTGTGCAAAATCGATCATTCGGGCCGCCAAATCTTCTTTCCGCTGCACCTGATGCTCGCGGCCGCCGATATCTAGCCGATGCGATTCTAGATCTTGGCATAGCAAAATGAGATCGGATTCTAGTTTTTCTAGAGCTGCCGGGGAAAATAATCGTAATAAGAGGTCGGCTTGATCGTTCATGATTATTTTTATAGCCGTGACTTCGATAATCGTGCAAGGGGTTTCTGAATATTTTATTTCTGCTTGCAGCTTAACAATTTGCTTATCATCTGCCCACAAGATGCCATTTGCAATATCGAGCGACCATTTTTCGTAATTATCGATGTCTTTACGCCCCTCCCAAAGTATTCCCCAAAGTTTTTTATTCCGAATTTGTATTGAATCAGAGGCAAAAGGAGAGATAAAATATTGCAAATTTACGGATAAGGGAAGCGTTTGAAATTCAAGCATTTCATCATGGTCAATTTGGCATCTATCAAGCAAAATAGAAAGCTCCCCTTTAGCCTTTCTTTTATCCATTTCTTGAGGGTCATATGTCCGCATAAAGCCATGCTGAGTAGAGAATTTTGGCCTTTTTTTTACTATGGGTTCCCCGGCAATAACAATTTTCATTTTTTCATCTTTTGCAGAATATATTCATATTTTTCTTGGAAAGAATTGAACCATTTGTTTGATGCATGTTGATTGCATGGCGCACAAGCCACCACTAAATTGTTTAGAGAATTACCTCCCGATGCCGACCAAGGTCGAATATGATCTACATGTAAAGGTCTAAATTCATTGGATGTTCTCATGCAATATCCACAATATTGGCATTGATATTTATCGCGAATAAAAACTTTTTTATAATTATAAAATGATCGTTTTTTATCTGCGTGCGAACTTTTTACTGCCCATCCTACAATAATTCCAACATAAGGGATGTCAGAAAAATTTTCTTCATTCAGGAATTCCCAAGCAGGTTCGCAAAAAGAACAGAAAAGATCTTCGACATTTTTTCTGGATGTCAGATTGAAGTACAATTCGCCACATTTCGCACATTGGCATTGATAAGTCTGATTCCTGCCATACCCGACAAGTTTGATGTATGGAATATAAAACGATTTAGAGGGCTGTTTAAGCTCGCAAGCCTTATCTTCATCCATTGAGATCAATTCCTTAATTTGATCGCTTGCCGCCCCATTATTTCAAGAATTTAGGGAATCTACCAAGCCTCACTAATTTTGTATTGCTTAATAGCCGCCTGCCTATCAGGCTTATAGCAAAAGTTTTTATTTAAATAATCACTATAGCACTGATTGCAGATATGCCTGCGGTAGCCATAGCGCATGAACTGAAATTCGTTGATAAGCTTGTGGGTGCGGCAGGTGTTGCATTGTTTCATTAGATTGCTCCTATCATAAAGGCAATAATCGAAACGAAGATAAAGGAAATAAATAAAATAATGCATTTAGCGATGAGAACGTCTTTATATTCTTCACATCGGCAAGCCAGAAAGTGATGGCGGCAGGTGTTGCATTGTTTCATAATCCCTCAATTTCGATGAATCGCTTTAAAAATCCTACCGCTCCGTTATCATATGGAACGGCAAAAGTCCCTTTTTCGCAGCGACATGAAAGAACGTCTAAACCTATAACAAAATATTTCTTGGTTGTAAATCTTGATTCATATTCATCATGCAATTTCTGGCATTCTTTCTTGATGGCATGACGGTCTTTTAGTTGCTTTTCTCGAAGTTCGGCTTCTTCCTTGGCAAAGTCTTGCTTATGAATTCCAGGTTTCCAATCGTATTCTATGGCATTGCGCAGCCAGCCAAGGGGGTTGTCAACACCTATGAGTTCCTGCGCTTTCTTAAGGTGCTCAATTTGCCGATGAATTCTCTCCAGAGCAAATGAAGCTAAGCTTTGCGCTGTCTTGTCGTCGAATCCAGCTTCTTTGAGTGCTGCTAAAGATTCCTGATTTGAAGAAACAACAACAACAGCCTGTTGTTGTTGTTTTTCGTCTTGCTCTGTAGCTACAGTATTACTATGTGGGGCGCTCTGCGCGACCGCGTCTTGCGCGTCTGCAAAATAGCAGTCCGTATAACTTTCTTTAATCAGGCCTTTTTCGATGAGTTCTTTTTTCTGAAGAATGATTTCTTCTTTGGAGTCTGAAACGATGGTTTCCCATTCGCCAAACTCCCCGTTTTCTTTATGCGGTTGATAGCGGATGGCATAGCCATGCTCGATGCATTCGTTTATAGTTGAGTAGATCGCCCGTTCTTTTTCTTTGAGTACGCAAGAAAGATGCGAGACATGAAACCGCCAATCTTCTTTTTTCGTCAGGCAATACCCTATGAAGCCTTTAGACTTAAGGCTGAGCTTCGGGTCTTCAAACATGCTGTTGAGTAATTGCACAAAATGAAATCTACGATCTTTCACGCCGCGAATGGTTGCCATGATTCACCTCACAAATTTTGTGTTTGCGAAAATAAACCACTTGAGCTATAAGGGTGATTATGCTACTGTATCCGGACTTTCACCCCCGGATATGGTAGCATACCCTTGTCTCAGCAGGGGCTTACTTCCAGTTTTCTGATAGTCCCCGCTTCGGCGGGGTTTATCTTTCTTAAGTCACTCTAAACCTCATTATCATTTAATTAAAGAAAAAAGATTGCTCACTGAGCGGCACGATAATTGCTTTGATTAAAATTAAAACCATAATGAGAAGTGGCGCGCTTGCGCTCCCTAGTCGCCCACCTTGCATTAATTTGCGCGAGCTGATGCTTTCTTTTGCATTCCTCTGTGCAAAAATTGACGATCCGATGATTAGTAGTAAAATATTCATTGCAATGCTGGCATTGATTTTCGAATGCGGTAAATTGTGGTTTCATAAAATTTTCCTTTTTCGTATTCTGAGTTTACTCTTTTTGCCAAAGCTTTTCATAAAATCGATTGCGTCAAATATCGCCCTACGATATTTTGAAGCTGTCCCGATTTTTCATGCGATATCCTATTTACCCCGGTGCGTGGCCGGGGGTTTTATTCTGAAGTTACAAATGGCTTAGGATTCAATATTTCTTCTTTAGTAACCATACCCTGAGTAAATTCTTCTAACGCCTTAGCAAACCATTTGCTGGGCTTCTTGCCAGCTCTAATAGCTGTGATTTGCTGCCGGCTACAGTCAAGCTGTTTAGCGATCTCTATGGCCGTTATTTGACGTTTAAACATCCATTCTTTTAAATGCATTATGATCTCCTTTTGGTAAGAACTTTAGCAGAACGCTATTTTTTCACAAAATGAAACTTTTTTGCTTTTTTATGCTTGCGCTAAAATCCTGACACATGCTATATTTTAGTCATATCGAAAGCCAGTCTCCCTGATGAGCCGCTAACCCGGCTAGGTCGCAGCGGCAGAGATAAACAAAAATTGCAAACAGGTACGGTAAAATGAATGAATTCCAAAAATGGCTGCTAGATGTCCAAAGCTATAATTATGATGTTGATGACATCTTAGAACAATTGAAAATATTGCAGGATGCAAAAAATTGGATTAAACAAGATTATGTGGAATGCGAAAATAAAATGAAATTATTGCAGCAACAGATTTCGTTGATCCATGCTAAAAAGAGATATTTTGAAATTTTACTGGAGAAGGTGGCGAGATGATCTGTAAACATTCACATTTAGACGATATCGAAGATTCAACCCCTCTGCAAAGGAGGGAATGCGATCCTTTGGATGCTGATGATATCAGACCACAAGTGATAGCTGATGATATCAGCGGTTACTATAGACTAAAGAATAGGCTTAGAAATGCCTATACTGAAGAAAATTACAAAAATTCATTTGCGTGCAGAGATTAAAAGGAGAGAATCATGAATCAGGTAGCAACAATATCAAACAATCAAATCTCTATAGCAGAGAAAGAGGAATTCGAGCTAATAGAGCAGGTCGTCATGCAGGGCGACCTTTCTAAGCTTAATCCTAAGCAACGGGTGATGTATTACAATAAGGTCTGCGAAAGCACTGGGCTAAATCCCCTTACGCGGCCATTTGACTACATTACGCTAAACGGCAAGTTAACGCTTTATGCCCGCAAAGATGCCACTGAACAGCTAAGACAGCTTAAAGGAATCAGCATCACTAAGCTTGAGGCTAGAGTCGTAGAGGATCTCTACATTGTGACAGCTACTGCAGTCACTAGCGATGGCCGCCAGGATCAAGCTACCGGAGCTGTCTGTATAGGCAATTTAAAGGGCGAACAGCGCGCTAACGGGATAATGAAGGCCGAGACTAAGGCCAAGCGCCGCGTCACGCTTAGCATCGCAGGAATGGGCTTTACTGATGAAAGTGAAGTCGATACAATTCCCGGCGCTCAAAAGATGGCTGTAGATATGCAAACAGGAGAGCTCACTGGCAATGTAAAGCAGATTGACATTAAGCCAGAGGCAGCACAACTTATTTCGCTTCCTCAAAAAGCATACATTGAAGACATGTTCGATAAATGCTCACCAGGCTATAAGAAAGGCTTCATGGACTGGCTAAATAAAAAAGGCGCGCCGAGCATTGAACAAATGCCGATGTCGCTCTATGATGAGGTTAAAACAAAAATGGAAGCGCATTTAAGCAAAATGGGCGAAAGCTCGATTATGGAGGAGTGATGAATACTGACCTTAAGATTGAAGGATACAATCTTGAAAATATTGATGACTTAAAAAAGTTAAAGCATAATTCGAGAATATGCGCTGATTATCATGTCAAAACGGCGGCGAAATCCCTTGATGATATTATTTATTGGCAAGCAAGGATCGAAGCTTTGGAGAAAAAGAATGAAACCAGTTGATCTAATCGGCTGCGTTTATTGCGAATGCGTGGAGGACTTAGGTCTTTCACCCGAACAGATCCTGCTTGTCCTGCTTGAGAAGCAGCGAGAAGAGATTGAGTATTTAAAAAAGAAAATAGGAAGGTTGGAGAATGAAAAAGTGTGAAATGCCAACCTGCTTGGAAACAATCGATGAAGATCTTTGGGATTTTTGTCATGATTGCAGGGAAAAGAATGGGCAATATGCTGTTTATCCAAACTGCAAAAAATGTGGCGCTTCTCATGGTATGGGCATTGAAACGACCAGGACGGGGAAAATTGAGCCTTTAGATATGTGTAATAAGTGTTTATGGACACACACAAGGAGGAAATTAAATGCCACTAATTGACTTAGCCGATCACCCGGAACTATATGCTGAGATTCATGCTAATGCTCGCAAGAATGATGGAACGGATTTTGAGAAAAGAGATGACATGCAATTTAGGGCGCTTGCTAATGAGTGGGCAGAATACAAACGCATGGCAGCGCATTATAAAGAGCTTGAGGATAGAGCTAGGAAAAACCTTATTGATAGTTGCAAAGGTAAGAACTGCGAAGGATTTGGAGTTAAGATACAGAAAGTGACCCGGCGGGGAAATATCAAATACGATCAAATTGAAGCCCTACAAGGCCTCGATCTTGAGCAATATAGGGATATGCCGAGTGAAAGCTGGAGGGTGACTGTTGATGAATGAAAGCGAAAGATTAAATAGGTACCAGCAAAGATCCTTCGATGATGCAGATCAAATTGATTATGATGAAACATTCTCTCAGCGTATTTTCGACCTGCTGAATGATGACAGATTGGATCAATATTGCATGGTGGATGCTTACTACTATGATTATTCTACAATCCCTAACAGCATTCTAGATAAATTCAAGATATATCGAGATGCGTATCTTCTCTATGGCATCACAACAGAGGGAGAGATCATTTCAAAATGGGTTGATAGATGGGATCTTGATTGTAGCGATTCTATTGTTAACGGGAAGGTTATTCCCAATCCAAACCCAAAGAAATATATTCAATGCCCTCAAATTGAGATGCATTTCAGTAAAGATTTGCTCTCTACTCCTGCACCAGATCTTCTTAGATTTTTTGATAAACCCCGGGCATAACCCTATGCCATGCCGGGGATCACGCTCATTGGTAGGCTTTAAGCGCTATTCTTTGCATAGGACGCAATCGTCATCGCCACAATTGAATTTGTCTTCCTCGTCTTCCTTTTCCCATCTCTGGATGGTTTCCTTTAGCTCTTGTCTTTTGATTTTAACGCTATCAGGATCATAAAACGGACTGATATGCTCTCTGCCCTGCGTGATGTTCTTTTGCGCCCTTACATCGCGGTTTCTGAATGTGTAGAACTCGCCGCTGCTATCAAGGCAAACTGTCCATTCGATGTCACGTTCGTCTCCGCAATCAGAGATGAACATTGCCAGACCGGGGCCGCGAATTGTATTTAGCGGAATACCGGGATCAAGCCTAAGCATCATCTTTCTCCATTTATTCATCGAATCCTCTTTTACCACCATTTCTTTTTATCAGAGGGCTTATATCCGCAATAAGGGCAATAGGTAATCCATGTCATCCTTTCAGGCTTATCGCCAAAGACTAACCAAAATTCACGGCATACCGGAACAAGCCAAGTTCTGGCATTAGATGCGCCTTTGCATTCATGCTCTTCGAGAGTGAAATTCATTCTTTTTTTAAGCTCTTCTTCTGTTATTTCTTCTGGAAGTTCGGGGGCGGGGCATTGTGTAGCGAGAAGAAAATTTCTTAGGGCTTCATCTTCTTCTTGTTTCTTATCCTTCATCATCAACTCTCTTTCCGCATCGTTTGCAGCGGATAATATATTTATCACAGATACTTTCAAGAACTAAGCTCACATGTTCTGCCGAACCATTAATATTATAGGGTGCTTCCACAGAGGATTGAATTTTAAATGATTCAAACTTATGCCCAAACCATTTCCCGAAGAGTCCCTGGCATTCTGTCATTCCAAAGTTCCCCCTTCAATCTTTATGACCTTATTCCCCAGTGACTCGAAAGCCATTTGCAAATTTTCTTTGATCGTGGCTACTGCTGGAAGCGGATCTTTATTGATTGTAAATGTTACAAATTCCTGGATGGCTGCTTCAAAGCCTAAATCTAGATGACTGAGAAGATCATTGACGCTATACATGAACGGAGAAACATATGTTATTTCAAAGCGGTATTTCATTTCCCTTTCCTCTTAAACCTTTTCCCAAATCCAATTTTCACCATTTTCCATAGTTCCTTCCCACATAATAGACAACGGAAAAACTAATTGCGCCCACTCTTCACCGCTTCCATCTTCGTTCTTGCCTGATGTGGATTCTATAAGTTTTTTTGCTTTCTCAATTTGATCGTCCAGCTTTTCTATATCACAAAAAAAACGCGATCCTACATAATCGT